TATCAAAGCACCTGTACTTTTCGCTGGAAGGCACCGCCGCGCTTGTTCAAAACCTGAAAGACTACCCAGGCATTGATTTCAAGAGTACGGGCTATGTAGTGGGGCCGGGATCACTACACGAATCAGGAAACCGGTATGAGGTGTTAGCCGGGTCTCCTTTCGATATTGAGAAAGCGCCGGCTGCTTTGCTTGATCTACTGAAAAAACCAGACCGTCACCGGGCAAGCGTTAACGGTGTATCTGTCGATGTGTCGGATGATGACTTGAAAGGCATGCTGGCGGCTATACCAAACCTGCCAGATACCGATTACGAAACGTATATCCGCATCGGCATGGCTATCCACCTGGTGACAAGCGGGGAGGGCTACCAGTTATGGGCAGACTGGGCAGCGAAGGGCGACAAGTACGATCCTAAAGACATGGGTAAGAAATGGCACAGCTTCGGAAAGTCTGCCAACCCCGTCACGTTTGGTACGTTGGCACACTACGCAGAAGAAGCCGGATGGGTTGCGCCGGTAGACTTTAGCAGCGAGCTACATTTTGATGCGCCGGAAATATGCGGCATTGAAACGAAAGGTATTGATCTTTTAAGGCCGCCGGGTTTTGTGGGCAAGTTAACAAAGTGGATAAACGACCGTAACCGGCACCCAAGAGAACACTTGGCGGTAGCTGCTGCACTTGCTTCCATCTCGTCTGTAGCCGGCATGCGCTACGTTGACCCGCTCGATGGCATTACTCCTAACCTGTTTTTGTTTGGCGTGTCTGGATCTGCAACCGGCAAAGAGTCTGTTCTTAAAAGCTACCAAGAGATACTCAAGGCTGCCGGCGTGGTTGCCGCTGCCCACGGTTCGTTTAAGTCTGAGCAGGAGATATACCGCAACCTAACAAGACACCAGGCCGCACTCTATACGATTGACGAACTTGGAGAGACGCTTGGCAAGATAGCAAACGCCAGGGCAAAGGGGACAGCGGCATACCTCGAGGGAATTATTGGCACTCTTATGTCTCTTTACTCGAAAGCGAATAGCTTTGCCATGATAACGGGCGACCTCAAAGAAGAGATCCGCCAGTCATTAAAAAAGGAGCTTGACGGCGTTCAGAAAAGAGTAGACGGAAATGAGCCTTTTGACGGCGATGAAATGAAACTTGAGTCCCTGAAAAGGCAGGTCGGAAATGTAGATAAAGGCATTGAAAAGCCATATCTGTGCATCTTTGGGCTAACCACCCCGGAGCGATTTAGCGACCTTATGGATTTCGACATGGCAACAAACGGCTTTATGGGGCGGTCGTTAATATTTAGGGAGCGTGAAGACAATCCGAAAAGCAAACCGCGAAACAAGATACAAAAAGAGCCTGTTCCTAACGACATAGCAGCTACGTTAATGCAGCTTTACGCGCCGGGACACTCTGAATTGTTCGAGCGAGTGGAGTGCGTAGGCGAACAAGTGGACGTGCCGACAAGGGATGATGCAAGGGAGAAGCTCGACGAGATAGAGCACGCATTCTATGAGATGGCAGAGAAGGCAAAAAACCAGACCGGCCTAACCGCAATTCCCCGGCGCGGGTATGAGCAGGTTGCCAAGGTATCGATGATCTTGGCGATCCCAGGCGGTCTTCGAACGGTAGAGCATGTTATGTGGGCCTACGCACTCGTTAAGCGTGACGTTGACGAGAAGATGAAACTGGCTTACTCAAACAGCGCAACCGATAAGCAGGACGCACTTGCAAGCATGGTAATGAGCCACGTTACTGACGAGCACGGCGAGACGATTGGCCGGCTTAGAAGTAAGTGCAGGAGCTACCGGAAAGAGGATGTGGATAAGGTGGTGGATAAGCTTGTTGAAAACAGTTTTTTGCGGTTTGAAGAGACGAGCGCCGGGAAGGGTAGGACTACAAAAAAATACTTTGCTGTTAGTGTTTGACAACGTGCCGTATTCGATTGTATAGTGTTTGTGAGCTGCAACCTGTAGCAGCCAATTAAACCCAATGAGGAAGATCATTATGAGCAGCATCCTTTCACTGGCTAAAAAGCCAGAAAACCGCCCCATAATTTGCACCATCACAGGTGACGCCGGTATTGGTAAAACCCGATTAGCTGGCACATTCCCAAGCCCTGTATTTATCCGCTCAGAGGACGGTATGCAATCTATACCAGAAGCCGACCGGCCTGAAGCGTTCCCTATTGTTCAAGACCCCAAAGCCTTATGGGATCAGCTAACCTCGCTTATTAATGAAGATCACCAGTGGAAGACTGTTGTGATTGATTCCATTACTGCATTAGAGCGCCTATTTATACAGCACGTTGTTGATAGCGACCCTAAGAAGCCGCGCAGCATCAACCAGGCTCTAGGGGGGTATGGTGCCGGGTTGTCTGCGGTTGCCGCTATGCACCAGCGTGTAAGGAAAGCAGCGGGCATGTTAAGCGCCAAGGGTATACACGTTGTATTCATCGCTCATGCCGATACCGTCAACATTGAGCTACCAGATCAAGATCCGTACACCCGCTATGATCTGCGCCTTGGTAAGCGAAGCACAGCGCCTTATGTGGATGATGTTGACCTAGTTGGTTACTTGAAGCTTGAGACATTTACCACAGGCGACGGAGAGCGAAAGAAGGCAATTTCTGACGGCACCAGGGTTCTGATTACGTACACGACTGCGGCCAACATATCCAAAAACCGATACGGGATAACGGACGAACTGGCAGTGCCAGAAGGCACAAACCCATTGATTGAATTTGTACCAACACTGAAAGGAGAAGTGAAATGAGCTTTTTTAACTTTGATGAGAAGATCGACGGAAGCTTTGAATCAGGCGGCGGAAACTTCGAGCCGATCCCTGCAAAAACCCAAGTCTTGGCAGCGCCGGACGAGGCCAAATGGGACGAGTACGAAGGCGACAAGTTCATCAGCTTGCGCTGGTCTATTATTGCACCGAAAGAGTACAAGGGCCGGAAGCTGTTTCACAAGGTGCGCGTACTTGATAACGACCCGCGCAAGGCAGAAAAGGCCAAGCGTATGCTTGCGGCTATTGATGCGAACGCCGGCGGGAAGCTTATGAAGTCGAACGAAGAGCCAACGGATAAGAGCCTAACAATGTCGCTTGTGAACAAGCCAATGGTTCTTATGCTGCAGGTTTGGGAAATGACCGGCAGTGATGGTCAGCCACGGTCTGGTAACTGGGTTAGCGCAGTAAGCCCACGCAAGGGTAGCGAGCCGGTTGAAGATGTAGCGGTAGAGCCTGAGCCGATTGCGGAAGATGACAACTTCGAGGATGACGTTCCTTTTTAGATCATCAGGGCGCTTCGTGCGCCCCTTTTTTTTAACCCAATGAGGTTTTTGTTATGGAAGAGCAAAGAACAAAGGCTTGGTTTAACAAGCGAAAAGGTCTGGTAACGGGCTCCAATGTGGGCGCGATCCTTGGCATGAACCAGTACAAAACAGCCAATGACGTAATGCGGGAGATGGTGCGCACCTGGCATGGCGTAGAGCGCGAGTTTCAGGGAAATTCAGCCACGGAGTGGGGCACGTTTAACGAGGCCGGCGCGATAGCAGAATACCAGATGGAGACAGGAAACGAGGTCACAGAAACAGGCTTCCATATTCACCCTGAGCATGAATGGCTTGGCGCAAGCCCTGACGGATTGGTGAGCGATAGCGGGTTGATAGAGATCAAAGCACCATACGGGCAAAGGAACAAGAATCCGCCAGCGTTTAAGCCACTGGAAGAGCAAGAACATTACGCCGCCCAGGTTCACATCCAACTGTACTGCACAGGCCGGAAGTGGTGCGACTTCTACCAGTGGTCTCCAAACGGCACAAAGTCCGAGCGCGTTGATATTGACCATGAGTTTTTGGAGTGGGCTATTCCAAAGCTGAAAGAATTTTATGATCTTTTCCTGACCGAGATCGACAACAAAGATCACCTTGAGCCAAAGCGGAAAGTCATAAATTCAGCCATGGCCGGGAAGCTAACCGATGAATATGATGAGCTAACCGAAGCTATTGATCGGGCTACACAGCGTAAAAAAGAGATACTGGACAATCTGATTTTGTTGGCAGGTGAAAAGAACGCTGAGATATGCGGCAAGAAATTGACGCTTGTTGATCGTGTTGGTTCTGTTTCTTACGCCAAGCTTGTGAAGGAGAAGATGCCGGATGTTGATTTGGAACCTTACCGGG